GGCAATAACTTTGCCTAGAATGTCTTTTGAATTTACTGGTCTTACATATGATCCTACTAGAAAAGTAACTACTACTCAACAGTTTACAGTAAAGAATCCTGATGATGGAACTGAGACAAAGAAGTCATATATGCCAGTTCCTTATAATATGCAATTTGAACTTGCTATTATGTGTAAGTTAAATGATGATGCTCTTCAAATAACAGAACAGATACTTCCATATTTCCAACCAGCATATAATGTTACTGTTACATTAGTAGAAAATATTAAAGAGAAAAGAGATATTCCAATTGTATTAGAAAATATTACAATGCAGGATGATTATGAAGGGGACTTTGAGAGTAGAAGGGTTCTTCTTTATACTTTAAGATTTACTGCAAAGACCTACATGTTTGGTCCATCTGCTACTGCTACTGGTGATCTTATCAGGAGTGCTAGAGTTAGTTACCTTTCTGGTACAGATACTACCAATACACAAAGAGATCTTACATACAGAGTTACTCCAAGAGCAACAAAGAGTTATGGTGGTCCTATAACTACAACCTTGGCAGAAGATGTAGATCTTACAGAAGTAGAAATTAAAGTTGTTTCCACTTCTAATATCTTCTTAGATAATTCATCAACTCCTAAACCAACTTATTGTTATATTGATGAAGAGGAGATGAAGATAACCACAGTAAATGAGAATTCTATTATTGTTGAAAGAGCACAAGATAATACTCTTGCTGCTTCTCACGTTAAAGGATCTGCTTTACGAGTTATTAATCCAATAACATCATCCACAGATACTACTGTTACTTACGATGATAATGTGCTTATTGAAGATGGTGATAACTTTGGGTTTGATGGTGAGATCTCATGACAGATCGATTAGACAAAACTTTTAATATTACTCCTGTTGAAGTGTCTACTACTCCAGAAAATGGATGTGCTCCTAAAAAAGATCAACTTTCAGATGTTACTCCAGGTGGTTTAAAAAAACCTGATAGATTGACTAAAGATGATATTACAAGAGATTATGAATATACGAGAGGTAATCTTTATAGTATAATTGAGAAAGGTCAAGAAGCAATTGATGGTATTCTTGAAATTGCTCAAGAAAGTGAAATGCCTAGAGCATATGAAGTTGCTGGTCAACTTATAAAAAGTGTTTCCGATGCTACGGATAAATTGATAGATCTTCAGAAAAAACTAAAGGATGTTAATGAAGAGCAAGTAGTAAAAGGACCATCAACAGTTAACAATTCACTGTTTGTTGGATCTACTGCAGATCTTGCAAAATTGATTAAGAGTGAAACTCTTAAAAAAGACTGAATAAATATAGTTATAGATGGGGATAAAATAGAGTGCCACTCAAAAAGCCGTCAGAATTTTATAACAAAGTTCCTAATTCTTCTTTAGACGAAATTAGGGAAAATGCTACTCCTGAAAAAGTAGAAACAATTTCTGAAGCTTTTGATTCTTTTAAGACAAATTTTGATCATATTCAAACTCTAACTGAATTTACTAATACTTTTGATACTTTTAAAAATAATATAGAAAAGGTAGATAATTTAACAGAAAGTGTATCTGATATTCAAGAGAGTATTCAGGATCTAATAAAAAAAGAAGATCTTGATGATGCAATGACTGCTCAACTTCTTTTTGTAGAGGAGTCTATAAGAAACGTTCAAGATAAAGTAAAAACTCTAAATTCTAAAAGTGTTTTTGCTATAAAAGAGGAATTTTCTTCTTTATCAGAAACTGTTTATAATTTTATAGATGAGGAAATACCTTCTTATCAAAAATTAATTGTAGATTCTGAAACAAGGGTTGATAGTAGATTTTTAAATTTTAAGAAAGATATTACATCCAAAGTAGAGGATGTTCATAAAGAAATTAATTCAAATCTTTCACATATTACAGAAAGTATTGAATCTATTAATGAGGAAAATCTTTCATCTGTAAAGGAAGAAGTTAAGGGTATTCGTGGAAAAGTTGAATCTCTTCTTGAAAAAGTATTACCTAAGTATAAAAAGTTTTTTGCTGATACTGAACTGAGAACAGAGCAAAAAATTTCTGCTGTAGAAGAAACTGCAAAAGATATTGAAGAAAAATATGAATCTCAAATTAAAGAAATTACAGAAAATTTTGATCAATTTGTTAATAATGAAATTCCTAAGTATAAAAAACTTTTAGTAGATTCTAAATTAAAGACGGAAGAAGAAGTAAAAGATATATCTAAAAGTTTAGATGAACAAGTTTCTAAGATTAATAAAAATGTCGTTAATCTTCAACAACGAGTTAATAATAAAGAAATAGAAATTGATGATGTTCTTTTAGAAAAGACTAATACAATTGATAAATTGATTAATAAATCTAAAGATTTATCAAGAATATATGATGATCTTTCTAGAGATTTTAAAGAGAAAGAAGTTCAATATGAAAATGCTCTTGATGATTTTTCTAAAAAGATTAATACAATGGAAGAAAGTCTCACAGATAATATCTGTGAACTTCAAGAAAACTTAGATACAAGTACTTCTAAGTATTATTCTGAAATGAAAAATGCGGTGGTTCCTGCCGTTGTTAATTTTGAGAAAAATTTATCATCTCAACTTAAAGAGATGAAAATAGATTTTACTGTTAATGAAAAACATGTTGATAGTTTAAAAAAAGAATTTAAAGATCTTGTAGAAAAAATAAGAGTAACTGAGGATTTAGAAGAAAGAAGTCAATCTCTTTCAAAAAAAGTTGATAAGTTAGAAGAAATTTTAGAAAAATTTGATGAGAAGACTCTTACAGAAGGTCTTTTAAATATTCCTCCAAATGTAGATAATTCTGATCCATTAACTCCTTTGGATCAAACTTATGTAACTCATGAAAAGTTAGCAGAACATTATCGATTATTCATTAATAGGATACAGCAACAACTATCTGTTTTAGGAGGAGGTGGTGAAGTCTTCCTTGCTAGAATGGAGGATGTTGATGTTGGAGCTGGTATTGCAACTGATGGATTTGTTTTAGCATGGGATAAAGATCTTCAATTATTCACTCCTTCAGCAGGTGGTTCTGCAGGTGCAGGTGGAACATGGGGTTCTAATTCGGTAGGTGTTAGTACCACAAGGTATGTTGGTATTAATACATCTTCTGCTAAAGAAGAATATCCATTATATGTTGGTCCAACAGGATTAGCTAATACAACAGTTGTTGCAAAATTTGAAGGAGATATATCTGTTGCAGGAACTATATTTAAAGAAAATGTAAAAAATGTAGATTCTATTGGTTTAGTTACTGCCAGAAGTGGAATTGATGTTGGATATAATTTTGAGGATGGAACGGGTGTTGGTATTACTATGAAACCCAGTGGTAATGCTGTATTTGCTGGTGTAGTAACTGCTGCTCATATGTTCTATCCACCAGTTATAACAACTGTACAAAGAGATGCACTTACAGTAAACGCAGGTGCTCTCATCTTTAATACTACTAGTACGCAATTAGAAATTTATAATGGAACTACTTGGGTAGGTGTAGGTGCTGTTAATAATCTCACTATCTCTAACCTATAAATAAAAAATAGGGTATATTAAATTACATGAAAACTTGCAAAAGTGGACAGTATTATTGCACTAAAGATAAAAAGTGCAAACCTATTCCTAGCGGATATCATGTAGGTCGTGGTGGATGGCTAGAAAAAGATGATGATTCTAAAAAGAAAAATGGTAATGGGAACGGTAACGGACATTCTAACGGAAATGGGAATGGCTCGAATGGTAGTGGAAATGGTGTTAACGGGTCTAGTGGTAATGGGAATAGTGGCGGCAATGGGGGTGGCGTTTCTGAAGAAATAGAAGTATCTAATTGGAGAGATGACTTTATACCCACAGAATATGAATCTATAGATCTTATTAAACCAGAACCTATCGTAGTTCAAGAACCAACAGTTGAATGGGAAGATCCTACTTTAACAGAAGCACAACGTATCCAATCTAGAGTTGGAAATATTGTAAAGGTTTTCCTAAGGTGGAAAGGAAGAATGTTTATATTGCAAATGTTCTTCCCTCAATTAAAGAAACCCAATAGAACTGATGTGATTGCTCAAATACAAAAAGTATATCCAGGTTCTAAATTACTATCCTATGATATTGAGGATTATGATCCAAGTGAACCAATGATACAGGTATCAGAAGGTTCTCTTCATAAGTGGTTTAAGGGTTCTAAATCTAAGGACGGTAAACCTGGTTGGGTTAATGTCAAGACTGGTGGAACTTGTGCAAGTGATGAACCTGGTGAGGGTACACCTAAATGTGTATCATCTGCTAAACGTGCCAGCATGACTAAGGCAGAAAGAGAATCAGCATCAAGAAGAAAGAAGGCAGCAGACCCTAACCAACAGCAGAAGTCAGGTGCTGCAAAACCAACTTATGTTGCTACAGATAAACCTAAGAAAAAGGTGAACGAGGACAAAGAACTTAAAACTATTGCAAAAGAACTAGACGGAGCAAGTAAAATGCACAAGAGTCAGGCAAATAGGGTAAGAAAGCATATCAAAGATATGAAGAGTGAAGCAGTAGATGTTAAACCAAATTCTAAAAAGAATTGTGGTTGCGGAAAGGATCCTTGCATAACTTACGGTAAACAAGAAAAGGTTGATGAAGCATGTTGGAAAGGTTATGAGAAGAAAGGTATGAAAACTATGTTTGGAAAGAGATATCCAAACTGTGTGAAGAAAAAGGCAACTAGAAGTGAAGCAACTGATGCTCAGTTAAA